ACAGGAACAATATTGAATCCCATAACAAAGTGTTGATTAATTTCAGAGAGAGGAACTACTCTATCAAAATAATCATTTCTTGGTTTTGAATTTACGGTAGGGGAACCAAATCGTACAACACCGACGATACTACCAGTATTTTTTTCAATGACAATCCACTTATGATTTCTTCCAGGAATAGATGTCTCAATCGCATTAGATGCCGTGAGATTTAGAGTTTCAAAAAATGTCCAACTATTCCACTTTGTTTTATCATCAACAATATGAATCTCAAAATCCATATCATTAGGACTCATATCAAAAGACTGAAAGAAATCGTCTTCAATAGCAAAAAGGCAACCGCGAGCATCTTCCACGCGATCACCTTTAACGTATCTCAAATAGTCATCAATTCTATTGAATGATGAAAAATAATCGATAAATTTGTTAGCTGCATATATTGCATCTTCTTCTTTTAAAATCATTCGATATCACACAATGAGTTTCTTCTTGTCTGGAGTAACTAATTTACTCCCATACACTTCATTATACCTCTTTTTAACATCCTGGTTAAGTTCAGCTACATAAACAACATGATTTTTGGAGAGAGTAATTTCTGGTTTATCGGTATCAATTACACTTGCCCAAGGAGCAAATCCAAACTGTTGTGCTGTTGGAAGAACAACCAGTCCATTTTTAATGGTAATAGTATTTTCATCTTCAGAAATAATTTCAGCAATTACTTCTTCGCCGGTTACGATACGTAACAATTTTGCATCAATCATAATTAAAAATAGTTATTGTTTGGTCGTTCTGTGTGGAGAAGTACTCCATCAACTTTATCTAGCAATTCTTGCATACCACTATGCAGAAGACGATATCCAGTGCCAACATAAAGTTGACCTAAAACAACTGCTACGGTAGCAGTTCCCCAGAAGACATAATAGAAACGAGACTTAACTTGTGCTTTTAGTTTTGTCATTTAATTCACCTTTTCCAATCATTTAAAAGTACATTCTACCATAATTTCAGTTAACGCCGCCAAAAGATTAATCTCCTGATCTGCGACAAACGCAATTTGGTACTGGTATTTAGCAATAATAAGAACAGCGGCAGCAATAGAAGGACCATCCAAGGATTCATGACAAGCATCATAAACACGACGCAATAGTACACTAGGATCATTGTCCAAATTATTAACGACCCAATGTCTAACTTCCGAAAAGTTTTTTTCCTTAAGACTTTTAATGAGATCATTGATATTAACGTCAGAGAAAGATGCTAGTATTCCAGAATCAATTTTGCCACCAACAGAGTAACGTTGCAACTCGTTCAACACTCTCCTCCAATCAGGAAAGTGTTTATTGATTAGTTCCGCAACAACTTTAGGATCATACGCAACATTTTCACCCTCAAGTATAGACCTGACACGGTTGAAAAATTTCCCCGCAATAACTGTCTTTTCTTTTCCCTTGATGGAGAATTCGACAACGGCACATCGAGAATGGAGGGGTTCGATGATTTTGTTTTTGTAGTTACAGGTAAAGATGAATCTGCAATTGCCATAAAACTCCTCGATATTCGCCCTAAGTAAGAGTTGTACATCATGGGTTGTGTTATCAGCCTCATCGATAATGATGACCTTGGGTTTACCAACTCCTTGAAGTGATACGGTCGAAGCAAAGTTTTTGGCTTGGTTTCGTACAGTATCAAGGAAACGTCCTTCATCGGATCCGTTAATGACATAGTAGTCTACTCCTAGTTGTTTACATAAAGCTTTAGCAACAGTAGTTTTGCCAACACCAGCAGATCCACAAAGGAGAAGATTTGGAATCTCTCCTTTATCAACAAATGTCTGGAATGTTTTTTTAATACTTTCAGGGAGAATACAATCTTCAATCGCCTGTGGACGATACTTTTCTACCCAAAGAAATTCATTCATAATCAATTAAAGTTATGCAAATTATGCCACACGGCACCAATATTCATGTGACCATGGAAGTACCCTGCAATTATAACACAGAGTGTGCTAAGAATACAGATACTGAACGGGATTAAACCCAATCCGGTTTTCTGCTTGGTATCCTTAGATAGTTGTTTTTTACCCATGGTTTGCTAGAAATGTATTTTTTGTATGCAGTAAATATATCAATACTTGTATCATACTTAAATTCATCAGGGCCTGCAAATACAAAAGGTGTTGGTCCTTTACCACTGCGACCTTGTGGATCTGCACACGGAAGAATTTCATTTGCTGCTTGAAGTGTATTGAAACAGGTATGCGGTTTACCATACCTCAATGAATATTCATTACACAGAGCAAATCCATGAGCAAGTAACCACCTCCAATTATTTACAAAGGAGTTTGCCCAAATGGTACATGGGTGATTACGAAAAGCACCCTTCTCAGTGGCATAGGGTGTACCATCTGCCTTAGGAAGAGTACCAAAACCGTGACCCCATTTGTCAGAGCATACAATAGCAAGCATCTGACAAGTCTCTAGAGGCATCTTGACAATATGTTTGTCGGGAAGAACTCTAGCAGACTTCCAAGGATCGGGGTCAGTAACGAAGATGTTCATTCTAAAGGACGTTCAAATTTATTAGAAACAATATCAGTTGCCTTCAATTGATCTTGCATATATTCTACCGCTTTTTCTGGTTCTGCGGTATCCCCACAAGTAAAAACGTCACATACAGCCATACCCTTCTCAGGCCATGTGTGAATACTGATATGGGATTCTGCAAGCATAGCAATGCCTGTTACACCCTGAGGATCAAACTTATGCACTGCTAGATTCAAGAGGGTTGATTTAGCCTCTTGAGTTGCTTTGTATAAAAGCATCCGAATGAACTCTTTGTCATCAAGGAGTTCAAACGGACAACCCTTAAGAGTAAAAAGAATATGTCTCATCCAGAATAAGTAGAATCGGGTTCCAGAGCAATGTAATAATGAATCGGTTGATCTTGATTACTAAACTTAGAAAGAAGTTTTGAAGAAATCACAACTTCATAGTTTCCAGGAACAAGTTTAATATTTTCAACTTTGAAATTGAATTCAAAAGTTGCATCAGTTGTTCCAACTACAATATCACCTGCATCAGAATTGGGATTCTTTTTATCTCTAGCAACCATGCGAATTGTACTTCCATCACCAATAGCAGAAAGGTCAGGAAGTTGACCAGTATAAGAGATTTTCAGGAGTTTGTTGAGATCTTCTTTCTCAAGAATAAACTTAGCGTCTTCGCTAGGAAGACTAATTTCTTTATCAGGAGGAGAAACAATGACATTTGGATCAGAGAATCCAAATTTATAACTACTACGATCTTCCTTCACAAGCAGATAACTTTCATTAGCAAAATCCCAGCTGGGATTCTTGTAAAGTTCATGAATACGAAGAAGTTTATTAAGATCGTAGATACCAAAGTCGCGAGGAAAACTCTCCGTAACTCTCGCTTCGGCAAGAATATTCTTCATCACAGAAATAGTGCGAAGAACATTACCTTCTTTGACCATAATCGATTGGTTAATCGATCCAAAGTTTTTGAGAATATTGTTAGTTTCTTCAGAAAGTTTCATAGGGTTGCGTAGTTTCATTGTGAAGGCCAGAGAAGTGATAAAGAAGAATGCAATAGTGAATTGCTTTTAGAATGTCCTGTTTGGACTTTCCATTCTTCTTACCAAATCGAGACAGGTATTTGATTGCGTTAGATCTGCAGAATGGTTCTGCATCACCAATACCTTCAATCAAATCAAGAGTTTGAGTTTTAGAATCTTGAGATGTATAATGTGACTTATATGTTGAAGAAAGGTAGTCACGAACCTCTTTCATAGTTTTATCTTCTTCATACTTCCAAAAACCATTTTTAGAAGTAGCATCAAGATTCAGATCAATTTTGTCTCTAGAATCAAAACTAATCGTATCTGAGACATGTGTTCCATAATTGAAAGCACCAAGAACATCATTAGCGCCATAACAGTTGATGGTATCCGTTCCCTCACCACCAGAGATGGTTACAGGAAAATCAGAAAGATTGAATCGATATCCTCCATCCAAACCATCCTCATAACTACTCTCAAAATTGTCAGTCATAATTTCATTGCACAGGAGTTGCTATAGTTTTATTATATCAGATGATATCTTCGGGGTCAACAGGTTGATATTCTTTCAACATATCTTCGTCAAGAGCAGGGAGATTGAAATCTGCATCAACCTTATCATAGAGATCCATGAATGACTGTTTAGTCTCATCATCAAATCGGTTTACACAAACTTGAATAGCTTTTGCTTTATCGTTGAAAATAGCATAGGCTCGAATTATATGAACAAGACGACGGGTGGAGATAATTTCTTCAATACCACCATCATAGAAAGTTTTACGAATAATATCGGCCCAATCACAAAGACGTTTGCAAAAGTTTTCATCATTCACGTCAAGAGATTGTGCAACTTTATCCAAAATCCTAACTTCATTTGCAGGAGTTGGATATTCTTGTTCAAAAGTGACAGGGAAGCGTTCAAGGAATGCTTCATTCAATACATTAGTACCAATGAAACGACCATCATCAGAACCTTTACCCTTAGTGTTTGCAGTAGCAATCACATTAAAACCATTTTTTGGCGTGACATGTTTGCCAATTTTTTTCAAGAAAACTCCTTTTCCTTCAAGGATTGATTGAAGGCAAAGAATCTTGTTGGAAGCCAGGTCAACCTCGTCAAGCAATAGAATCGCACCGCGCTCCAAGGCTTCGATGACCGGACCATTGTGCCAAACGGTTTCACCATTGACGAGACGGAATCCACCAATGAGATCATCTTCATCTGTTTCAATAGTAATGTTTACACGGATAAGTTCCCGACCCAACTGAGCACACGCTTGTTCAACTGCGAAAGTCTTTCCGTTACCAGAGAGACCCGTGATGAACGAAGGATAGAATAGACGGGACTGAATAATTTTTTTGAGATCTTTGAAATTACCAAAGTTGACGAAGGTATCATCTTTTTCAGGAATCAGGTTTTGTTCAATAGCAGGCATCGCTGCAGGAGCGTTGTAAGTGCGTTCGATGGTATCAACAGACTGTTGAGTCACTTCAAAGTTCCATTTACCACGACCAGTCTTGTAGTTAGCAATCTTGTTGGTTACTGTCTGATAGTTGGCACCGTTCATCGCACACCAGGCACGAATGTCGGCAGCAGTCACAGATTCCCCATAAGTGCTTTGCAATGCAGAGCAGATTTCAGAAGTGGAGAATGTCATGATGTGGTTTGGTTGTTTCAACTGAAGTTATTATACACAAAAAAGGGCACCCTATCGGTGCCCCCTGTGACACTTTTCAAAGTGTCCTATCAGTCTTCAGATAACTTGACTTCCTTTACGGGTGCCTTTGCTTTTGGTGCTGCCTTAGGAGCAGGTTTTGGTGCTGGAGCAGGTGCTGCTTCAGGAGCACCTTTACCAAGAAGTTCTCCGAATCTTGACATGGTTTTAATAATTACTTTCTTAGTTATTTATCAAGCAATAAGTTCAATAAACTCACTCAGAACCTTCTTATTCATTTTTTTATTACGCAAACTTTTTGTGAATGCACTCTTAATCTGAGACTTGGTTGCATCATCCTTGACTTCAAACTCAGAATCTTGACTCATGGCAGATGCAGAGATACCAAAGTACCTATGATATCCAGAGTTCATGATAGAGAATGATTTGTTCTTTCTCCAATACTTATGGATTTTTTGATAATCATTTTCTGTTTTGAAGTACATTCGCATGAATCCAGAGGCATCACGAGGAGCAAGAACGCGGATACCAACGAAGTTTACACTTGGCATACGATCACGAAGAATGCGTAGCATGATATTGACATGCTCATACCAATCAACATCCAGAGAATAGGTGTTACCAGTTTTCCTGTCTCGAATGAAAGAATTGTGGTTGAGACTATTCACACCAATGTATGGTTCATCAAAGCGAGAGTTATCAAACAATTTATGATACTTGAGTGGAGGTGCTTCGCCATCACTCAGAATCACACACTGAACTTTCTCAACCCTGTGAGTATTCTTGAATTGAGGAATGATTTGATGAAGAGAGATCAATGCTTCATTCAAAGGAGTTCCAGAAAGTGACATTCCAACAGGACAGTTGTACAGACACCTGTAAGGTCCAGAGAAGAATTTAGCAAGACGATAGATGTTCAGCATTTGCTCTTCCAGAACCTTTCCTTTAGTCGAACTGGTAAGAATGTTCATCATTGAGAAATACTCTCGAACTTGAACCAACCCATGTTTCTTCTCATATGAGAGATCCATGTAACCATTTGCATCCATTCGAGGATAATCACAGGTAAATGCATATACATCGAATGGAATACTGACTTTCTTACAGAACCAAATAAGATTGAACAGTTGCTTGACTGTATCGGTCATAACATCACACATGGATCCTGACCAATCAAGAACAAACACAAGACCATGGTTCTTGCCGTTAGAGAATGTGGTTACTTTCCTGAACAGATCTTCATTGTACTTGTAAGTATGCAGTTTGGTACAATCAAGCACACCAGTGCGAGCAGTCGTGGCACGAGCATATGCACTAGCAGACTTACGGCATTCAAACTCCTTCACCAGATAGTTGACTTCCTTCTGAGC